TGTGGCCCAGGTGGCCGAGACACTGGAGTTCGGAGTCTTCATCCCGCAAGGCTGGCGTCTGGATTTGGTAGGCATCGCCCCGGAGCGTCATTGGGACGTGATGCGCGATCTCGTGCACTACGCGGAGGGCGGTCCCTGGGACTCGGTGTGGGTCTACGACCACTACTATACACTCCGCAACCATGACAACCAGCCTCGTACGTGCGGTAGTCGGTGCTCGTGTATCCATCTTCACAGACGGCAAAGAGTCCCAGATCACCCAACGGACCAAGGGCACCGCTTACGCCGAGTCCCAAGGTTGGACCGTTGTCGGGGCGTTCGAGGATCTGGACGTGTCCGCAATCAAACAGTCGCCGTGGGACAGACCTGACCTTAAGCAGTGGCTCACCGATCGCGCAGACGATTGGGATGCCCTGGTCTTCGCCAAGACTGACCGTGTATTCAGGTCAGCTGCCGACTGCGTAAAGCTGTCGGAGTGGTGCCGGGACCACAAGAAGATTCTGGTACTCGTTGACGACGGGATCAAACTCGACTACTTCCACCCCGACTCCCAGCAAGACGCATTCGCCGGGGCGATGTCCAAGGTGTTTCTGATACTCGCCTCTGTGTTCGCAGAGATTGAGGGGCAGCGGTTCGTCCAACGTGCTCTAGACCGGGTAACCCAATACCGCCACCAACCGCGATGGGCCTACGGGGTGCCCCCGTACGGCTTTCAGGTGGTAGACCGCCCCGAGGGAGGTAAGACCCTCGGTCACGATCTGGAGGCGCAACAGGTGCTACAAGACATCGCTACACGGCTTCTCAGCGGCGACTCACTGACTCGGATCACAGCTGATCTAAACGAGACCGGCGTATTGAGCCCCGCTGATCGGCTACGTCAGCGGACGGGTAAGGAACTCAGGGGGTCACGCTGGACGGTGATCACGGTTCAAACGATTCTGACTAACCCGGCTACACAAGGGATCAAGACGGCCAAGGGTAAGCCCGTGCTAGACGCCGGGGGTGAGCCCGTGCGGGTAGGTCCACCGTCCTTCGATTCCGAGACCTGGGGGCGCATACATTCCGAGCTAGCACAGCGCAGCCAGAGCGGGCAGCAGCGTAGGCACTCAGACAATCCGCTTCTCGGCGTGGCCAAATGCGGCGTGTGCGGTAAGAACATGCGGCATTTCCAACGCACGAAAGGTGGACGGCACTACCGCTACTACATCTGCGGTAGCACCCCGAAAGCCTGCCCCGGCGTTTTGATCAACGCCGATAACGCCGAGTTGGCTGTAGAGACGTCGTTTCTCGATGTGCATACCAACCGCAGAATCAAGGAGCGCGTATGGCGGGCCGGTTCTGACCACTCAGCTGAACTAGAGCAGACGACTAACACGATCACGGCGCTATGGGAGGACCGGGCACTCGGACTGTTCACCACCCCGGAAGATCAGGACATGTTCCGGTCCCAGATGGCCGCACTAGTCGCCAAGCGTGACGCACTGGCACAGACGCCCGTGATTAAGGCCGGTTGGGTTGACGTAGAGACGGAGCAGACCTACGGCGCTGTGTGGCCCGACGCAACGCCGGTAGAGCGCCGCAAGATGCTTACCGACGCCGGAATGAAGCTGACGGTGTACCGGGCCAACAAATACGAGACGTACGTCGACTTGGACAAAGCAATCGGAGAGGGCGCGGTAGGTGAGGAGCTGCACAGCGAGCTAGAGGCGCGGGCAGCCGAAGAGCGCCGAAGGTGGGGTATGCCCGACTAACCCTCTCATATAGGGAATAGGCGCCACCTAGCCCCAAAAGCGGGTCCTGTTATCTAATTGTTACCCGTGGCCACTCGACGTCGGGAAGATCAATCAGGTCACCGGGTTTCACGTCGGTGGCGAACCCATCCGCGATGGCTTGTGACCAGGCGCGGCGGTACTTCTTAATTGAGTTGACCGAGCGGAGTCCCGACACCCCGAGTTTGGCGAACTCCACCATAGAACTTCTGTCAGAAGTGACAGAAGTAGTCCTCTTGCCCTGCTGGTCCTCGGTGAATGCCCACACCAGCGCGGCACGCTGCCACTCGGACGCTGTGATCAACTCGCCCAAGCCTTTGGTACTAGCCGGTTCTGGAGAAGTAGTCCAAGTAACTGTCGAACTGCGGTTCTGTGGGCCACGGCGGCAACAGCGGGGCGATGACGAACATCGCTTGTGAGATTCCTAGTAGCGCCCACTCGTTGTCGAGTATTTCCAGCTCGCCCGTAGCCGTCTTCCAGTTGATCTGATACGAGTAGTTCCCGTCCGTTTCTCCGGTGTAGGCGTTGGGGTTTCGGACCAGACGTACGACGGCGTTCGCCTCAATCATCTTGACAATCTCGACGTCGATTTTGTCGTTGGTGATCTGGTCGTCCAGGTCCGGTATGCGGGACCGGATGATCAGCTCTGCGTCTGCAAGTCGTGCGGCGACCATCGTTGATTCCGAGGCGTCCAACGAACGGCCAAGACGCCCCGACACATCGGAGGGTTCGGCGTAGGTGGGCATCAGAGATGCCCTCCGGAGAACTCATCTTTGATGTGTTCGTTGGTCATCGTGTCAGCATCCTTCGGAACCATTCGGCAGCCGACAATCCAGCGGCATTCATGATCGGCGTCAACCGGTCGGCGCGGTCTAGCGATTGGCTCAGAGCTGCCATATAATCGTGTAAACCGTTGGGGTATAACCAGTTGTCGAACGATCTTAGTTCGTCTGGCAGCGTGGCAGCAGAGGGCCTATTGGCCTGGTGTCTGCGGGTCTTAGCGAGTTTCATAGTCGTCCTCTTCTGGTTCTGCGAAGTTGAGTCGGGATAGCTGGCGGGCAAGGGCTTCCCGCGCGTTCTCCGCTTGGGCTACAAGGGGGTGAATGACCACCTGCCCCGTTGATCCTTTGACAGTCATCGGCTGGCCGGTCATCCCTTTGTCCAACTTGTCGATTAGGTCTGCCGTAGCGCATGCGTCGTAAAGGATTCGGCGCTTGTGGGGCGCTGCCGAGAGGTCATAGATCTGTGTTATCTCTGTCCAGAGCTTTTTGCCCTGGTAGTCCAGCCCCTTTGGCATTCGGACTTTCGGGGTTGTCATTTAGATGCACTTTCCACCGCTAGTTTTCGGGGCTCAACCGCCCCTGAGCAGCGGATTTGTTGAAAAATTAGGTAATTGAACTTTCGCACGATGGCTCCTCCGGATTACCGCCCGATCGGGGTGACCGGGGGAAGGGGTGCACCCCCAGGGTTTGCCAGATCCGTTGTGTCACTGCGCTGTTCGATGTACACTGAGTGACATGTCCACCACCGCAGTCAGATTCACACTCGCTACGTTGTCCACCCTCGCTGTGGCCCTGGTCGTGCATGCAGGGCCTACCACTACGCACCCTGTGTCCCATGCTCTGCCACCGCTGCCGGTGTGTGAGCAGGAGGACGGGAATACCGATGGTGGACCATGCAATTGGACGGACCCCGATACAGGTGCCGTGTATTACGTGGATTCATCCAACTACCGATAACCCACCTATTCACCAAAGCCCCGGCCCTCATAAGTCGGGGCTTTCCTATGCCCGTCACGACACATCGCAGATCTGCCGCCACTGCTCTCGGGTGATACCCCGTTCACGTTCTGCAAACTGAGATACCTTACGTTCCAACTGGTCTAGCTCAGTCAGCTTGTCGCTCAGTTCGACTGCGGTAACCCAGAGTTCCGATACGTACTTGTGTTCGCCCCTAAAGGCTGCGCAGATCCTCTGTACCCGGATAGTCCGGTAGTCGACGTTCCGGCATAGTGCCGAGCAGTATTGACGCTCGGTGTCCGTGCCATCAGGCTTAGGGGTTCTGGCTCTGCGCCTACATCCCTCACGGCTGCATACGTTTATGATTCCACCTCTCTAAAAGACGGGAGGGGGCCGTTAAATACCCGGCCCCCAACCACCTATCCGCTCTTGCCGACTACACCTAGTGCCTGCTTGTTCAGCTGGTTGTTCTTGACGGCGATCGTGTCGTCCACGTTGGACGTGTAGAAGTTCTGTGTGAGCGCCTTGCCCGCGAAATCCATACCGAACTTCAAACCCTGCTCTCCAAGCTGCGACAACAGACCCTTACCGCTAATACCCAAGTCGGACATGAATTGATCGGCGTTGGCCCCGGCGAACGCGAACCCGGCGTCGATACCACGTTGTTCGTAGCCGCTCCAGTCAAACGCGTCCTTGACGCTCTGACCGATACCCTGCGCGGTCTTCTCAATCTCGCCTTGCTTCGACTTCAAGCCGTCGATCAGACCCTGGCCGATGAATCCACCGATGTCTGCCATAACCGTTGACGGAGAATGGATTCCGAGGAAGCCGGTAACAGCGTCCTTGACTCGTTGTGCCATCTCGCGGGCCTTGGCAACGGCAGAGTCGATCATCCCGGAGATACCGTTGATAAGACCTTGAACGACGTTCCGGCCAGCATCTACAAGCCAGTTGATCGCATCAGAGAAGAACGATTGAATCTTCCCCGGCCACGAACCTACCTCGGTAAGAATCTGGCCACCAACGCTAATCACTGTGTTGACAACACCGGACACCGCGCTCGTGACGGCTTGAACTACTCCGTTCCAAGCGCTTTGCGCTATGCCCACAATGGAAGACCACGCAGACCCTAGCGCAGATGGTACCTGGGCGAACTTACCTACAATCTCGGTGATGACGTTCGCCACCTGCGTGCGGACTTGGCCCCATATTTCGCCAAGCTTCTGGCGCAGTGCAATACCCCAACCCTGCGGGTCAGCCCATGCCGGAAGAGTCGATTCACCCGTGGGTTTGGTAAGACGGTCTTGCGACTGCTTCTTCGCCTCTTCGGGCGTTGGCTGCTTGAAAGCGTCGTTAACCTTCTGGATGACCGTTACTAGATCGTCCAGAGCACCTGAGATGTCCTCAAAGACCGTCTTCAGCGTCGGGAGTACTTCGTCAGTCAGCTTTCGCGCATTCTGGACGAACTTCTCCATCTTCGCGCCGAACTCCGGGTCAGACAAGAACTCAAAGCCCTTGCTAGCCAGATCGCCTACGAGGCCCAGGACTTCCTTGATGGTCTTCCCGAAATTGGACATTGCCGTGTCCAGCTGGCCGTTGCTCGACGCCTTGGACACCCAGTCAGAAAACGACTGCCCGACCTGGTTGAACCACTCAGATACAGCCGGGAACTTCTGCGAAACCCGCTCTACCATCCCCAACATGCCGTCTGTGAACGACGCGATACCTGGAGACGCCAGAGTAAGTGCGTTCCCGATATTCCGTATGGTGTTGTTGATCTTTTCCATACCGGGGCCGGAAGTCACCGTGTCTACAAACGCTTTCGCCATGTCGGACAAACCGTTAGCGACTGTCGGCATGGACTTTTCCAGCGATGGGAAGATTGACGCTAGTTGTTTGAACACAGGTGTTAGCCGTGTCTCAAACGTTCCGCTAAGTGTCTTCTTAAGAGACTCAAGAGGCGCGACTAGGCTTTCAGCTGCCTTCTTGATCCCGTCCATCCCGAGGGCCAATGCGCCGATCGGCACTACCGCAGCTGTGATTGCCGCTGGCAGAGCGATCAGCGCGCCCGACACCAATGCAAGAGCCGGTGCGGCTACAGCAGCTACAGCTGCTACTAGCGCCAATGTATCTGCGAATGGCCCAATTCCGCGAAAGGACCCGCCCCCGGTGTTGGCGAACATCTCCTTGATATGCCCACGGAATGTTTTTACGTCGGGGACGACGGCTACTTCAGTCCTCATCCCCTTGACGGACGCGTTTACCTTCTGCCGGAAACCATTTAGATCGGGAACAACGTTTACCTTGGCTTCTATGCCTTTGGTAATTGCCTCAAGTTGTCTCTTTAGATCTCGGCGGAAGCCGTCTGTGTCGGGGAGAACGCGTACGCTGATGCGCCCCACTTCTCTGGCAGCTGCCATGTGTCACCTCCTTTGAGGGTGAGGGGTGTCCCCTCGGGGGACTGGCGGCGGGCGACCAGTCCCCTTCGGTAAGTCGAATTAGGCAGCGTCGTAAAGACGTACGACCGAAGCCGGGTGAAGGAACCCGAACCCCACACGGGCAACACCACGGATGTACGCGGAGTCAGAAGAGAACCCGGCATCGCGGCTTAGAGCCACCTCGGTTCCCTTACGAATCACGGTCACAACACGCTGCTTGGGGATACCCCATGCAAATGTCGCGGCGTCCACATGCGGGCTCAGCAGAACCGGCAGTCCTGCAATCAGAATGCCGTCATCGACAAACGACAACAGCGCCTCGTTAGACCCAGATGTCAACTTCTTGAGCTTGGTGAGAGTGTTGGCGGTATCCGGGTGCATAACCCACGAAGTCAGCTGTGCGCCAACCGCATTTGCCTTGAACCGCGCATCGATAAACGGGTCCAGATTGGTCAGCGAGGCCCCGGTATCGACCGTTGAGTAGGCGATAGACAACAGACCGTTGTTGGCCTTGGCCGTGGTGTTAGCAAGCCACGCAATATCGATCTTCTGGGCGATGTCATCAGAGATGCCAGCGCCGATCGCTTCCGAGATAGCCGGGTGGGTGTCGTCTGCGGCCTCGTTGGAAACACGGGACAGAGCAGCCACCTTGTCAGGGGTGATGATTACTTCGTTGGTCGCGCCGTCGGTGAGGGCGATCTCTTCCAACTCGTCATACCAACCAGCGGTTGGGTTTCCGGTCCACAAGGGGAAGTGCATCTTGACCCGGTCGGTTGACACCGGGCGGCTGGCTCGGAAAGCCACCGACTTAGCCTGAACCGTGGTATCGAGCAGATCTCCGTATGACGGTGGAGTCCAAGTGTCCGCGATGTTTGAATGCTGTAGTGCCATTTGGTTTTAACCTTTCGGTAGGAATGAGAAAACCCCCGGCCACTGACCAGGGGTTGTGTGAATGCCTCACAGAGGCGAGAGCCGGTTATGCCACGGACATACCAGCCAAGTTTGTTAGCGACCCAGACCGAACAACCCGTCCCAACTCGGGGTGTGCTGGGTGGTTCCGCTTAGGCCCTGCGATGGGTCGTGAGCCGGTTGGTACGTAGCCAAGCCAGGGCGGGCCTGTGCGACTTCGCGGGCGGCGGCTTCTACCGCCGACTTGTCGACCCAACCCTCGGGGGTCAGGAAGTCGGACAGCGGCTTGCCCGATAGCGCGATGTCTGACGGGACGGCCAGTATTTCCCCGGCGAGCCTGTGCAATTCGCGCGTCTGGAGTTGAACCAACCGCGACTCCGCTGTGGCCAGCTGCTCGCGAGCCTGGTTACGTTCGACGCGATACCGAGCCTCGCGATTCTGCGGGCCTGAATCCTGCGCCCCGGTGTCATCACCCTCGGGAGTGGTGTTCGTGGCCCCAGCGTCTTCTACGGGGTCAAGAATCGGTGTGTCAGACAAGGTTGTCTCCTCGGTTGGTGTAGCTGGAATTGCGGCCTGTGCCGAGGCCGGAACGCTCAAACAGCGCCCGGCGCACCTCCAGTGGTTCGGTGTCCTCGGGTAGCCCCAACCGCTTACAGACGGCTAGACGCCGGGTGGGGTCTTCAAACCACGGCAAGTCGCCCTGTGCACGAATGTGGCCGTTGTAGGGGGCTCGCCGTTCCTGGTATTCATCAAATGCTGTTGTCATTTGGTCCATCTCTCTTGGTTGTGTGGGCATGAAAAAGGCCCCCTGGGTTGGTGGGGGCCTGGCTTGGTTAACTTTCGTTGTTTTCGCACGTCAGAAGGGCTATCGCGCAGCGGAACCACTAAAAGTGCAGATCAGGCAGTGTAGTTAACGCGATCATCGGTGAACTGTGTAAAAGGTCTGCCAAAACTGCTGCAACTGCTGCGAAATCCATCTACCAGCGGAAATGCCGGTTCAAAACTGCTGCGAAACTGCTGCTAAAAGTGCTGCTAAACTGCTGCGAAGGGTACCCTTACTGCATACCTCCAGCAAACTCGAAACCGCGAGTGCCACGCTGACGACCTACCCCGGTCTTCTCGGGTACACCGGCTGCACGGAGCTGTTCGTACAACCCACGTGATGTAGGCAGACTCCGAATCCCTTGGGATTCGGCCCATATCTTGAAATCGCAATACGCCTCTGTTCGGGGCATCCACCCTGACGGGGCGCGGTCCTCGTCAGCCAACCACGCACGCACGGGGTCAACGGACTCTGCTAGCCGCTGGAGCCCGGACCCGGCTTTGGTCACGGTGCCAGCGTTCATACGGGCGCGGGTAATCAGGAAACCGGCAATCGACGGCAGCTCTGCCATCATCCGATCTTCAAGGGTCAGATCTGGTTTGGTGATTACGTTGTTGAACTCAACGACATCCCAACGGCGAAGGAACCCGTATGTTGTGTCACTCGATCGAGGTATAGAGTTCACCGAAAACCACTGTGATGCCCAAACTTTGGCATAGAACGGGTCCATGTACTTGCGTTCCATAGCCAAGGCGTCGCCGCCGGTCGTCTTCTTGAACACCGACGTGTCCGAGATGTACCTAGACGACATGTCCGCGTCGTAGTTGAAGGCACGCCCGAACAATTGGAATGCGGCAAAACGGTTTTCGGCCATATCCCGCACCGATACCGCAGACCGATCACAGCGTCGGAACAGGTTTTCCATCACACGGATCAAGGTGCCTTTACCGTTGGCCCCGGAACCGACCAACAACGTGGCATGTTGACGCTCGTTTCCCGGTACCAGTGCGTACGCCATCAGATCTAGTACGTAGTTCTCAATGCCTTTGTCGTCAAACGTTTCCGACAAAAATGTGTTGAACACCGGGATACGAATGTTCTTAAACTCCGGTACCAGCGGTACTTGCGAAAACGACATGACTTCTGGGTTGTGCGGGAGCATCTTGCCGGATGACAGCTCATACAAACCCGCCGACGTGTTGATGAACCTATCGTCGGGCTGATCTGCCACCAACGTCAACCCGCGTTCCAGCAGCACATACGGCAGCGCAACATCACGGACGCTTTCGACCTTCAGATTTAGGTTCTCTGCGTCGGGGTCGTAGTCCAACAGCTTGTCGTGAACCAACCAATCCGCATGTCGCCATGCGCCGTTGGTGAACTGCCAGATAGTTCGGGTGTTCGTGCATACCCGCAGTTGGAAATCATCGGCCAGCTTGTTGGCGATAGTCGCGGGGCGTGCCACTACTTAGCACCGCTCACCAGACGGGCGGTTAGGGCGGCGAGCTGTCGGCGGGCCTCGTCGCGTTCGTGGCGATACTTGGCTGCCTCTCGTCGCGCCTTACTGATTTGCCTCTGCCAGTAAACGGGTAGATCCTGAAATTGACTGTCTTCGTGCATGTTCTGTCCTCCGGGGACTTAGGGGCAGGTGCGTCAAATGAAGCACCTGATGTTGGTTCTACTGTCGTGTATTCGGTTGTGTTATTTGGTACTTGCCAGATAGATCGGTGTGCCGTCTGTGGCGTACAGAGGCCGGGGCCGGGGCATCTGGCTACGCGTCCTACCGTTGAACCGAGGGTGTAGGTAGACCTGCCAGATGACGTTTCCGCGTTCCGAACCGCTCATGCCGACGACGGTCAGCTCCTCGGGTTCCAGCGGGAAGCAGGGCTCGATGCAAGGGACGGCAGCTGCCCACACCAACCCTTGGCGCTCGATGAACTCCTGCGCTTCTCGGTACAGCGGATAATCGTTGGTGTCCTGCATGATTCGCGGGTATACAACGTCCACCCGGCTGTCATCGCCCCAAGCCGCAAACCAGAGGCTCGTCTCGCCGGTATCCGATTGGGTTGCGTCGATCAGCTGCAACCGATTGTCGATATCTTCCATCATCTCTCTTTTCTGTTAGGCCGGAACGAGTTGTTCCAGCCAGTCTCTAAGGCCGAAAGTCCCTGCGGGAGTTACGACCTGTAGGTCTAGTGCTTCCATCGCGGAAACGATTTGGGCCGCTCTGCGTTGATCTGAGAGGCGTCTACGGTCCCGTTCGCGGCGGCATGTGCGGCACATGCCTTGCACCCGGTCTTGACTGGTGTTGATCGTGTGCCCGTATGGGCACTGCTGTAGAGCCAT